TCTACGTTTGATAGAGTGTTCGCACACTTGGTATGCTATGTCTTCTCTGCTGTCGTGCCCTACGTATATTTTCACACGAATATTTAACTTATAAATATTTCCGTATGCAAATTTCAGAACGTTGCCGAGAGTATGAAAGTAGGTTTTCTCTATCACCCAGTGGTGGTCCAGTAAATCAACAAGGATGGACACGGTACAAACAGTACAGCACACCTGATCATGTTAGAAAAAACGCAAAAATGTTTTGGAACTTTGGTGTATCGAGAGAGATTAGGTACGAAGTCAATTGTAGGAAAGATAATCGCACAGCAAAGATCTTGACCTTTGATCCAACACCGTTATCAAAACAGACCACAGACAGTGCTAATAGAGGTGACTATAACATTATTCATACGAGCAAAGCCTATGACACAGTTGCAGGGCAGACAATGAAGTTTTACGATGTCGCCGGTGATGGCAAGTGTTTTCAATTAGACGAACCGCAGAAATATGAGAATGTGATAGAAGTTCAAACAACTAATCTCAAAGAGATCGCCGATCAGCACGGCGCTGAAGTAGACATCATAAAATTAGATGTGGAAGGACGTTGGTATGAGATGCTCAATGAAATACTGGATTTGTCTTTACCGGTAAAAGTTATCCTGTGCGAATGTGAAATGGACATAGGTGACACAAATGACAACTTTGATAGACTAGACGAGATAGTGGAAAAATATCAAAGTCGCGGATATAAAGTTTGGACAAATAGAATTGGTAATAAACAAAACATCGAACTTATTTTTACCAACAATATATAGATTGTTATTTCCTTCCTGAAACTATTTGGTGTATGTCTTTCCAGTTACTCACACGTATCACATCAGGATGATCAAAGTCTTGATTGTATGGATGGTCTATTAATATAGGCTTTAAACCGTATTTGAGCCCGGCTACAGCGTTGTTTGGCTTGTCCTCGACCCAATACAGTCCGGTATCATGGAACTCCGCTAAAGCACCGTCTTTGTCAGCACCCGTACCTAGTATGTGGTAATTTGTAAACACATGATCACCAAACAGTTCTCCCAATCTTCTCTTACGCAACTGCTGTGCTGGTATGTCTGATGTCTGTGATGTTATCGGTATGAACGTCCATCCCTCGGCCGCCAACAGTTTCACCCAAGTCTGTGATTCCAGCATTGGTCTCTGTGTTCCCATCCAAGCACTACGGTTGAACTCCCTGATGTGCTTCCTGATCTCATCTTTGGTCACACCAAAACGTTCTGCCATCTCGTATGTGTTCTGTTTGTCTGGTAGTAATCTGTGTGGATGATATCTCGCACCTCTCTCGTCAAACAGTGTTCGTTGCAACATCCATTTGGTGAAGTGGTGTTCCCACTCCAATAGCACACCATCTACGTCTGTGAGTATGATTCTATTTGATGTCGGCATCTTCCATACCTGCGACTCTCAGTTTAACAATGTTTGTGATCTGCCATTGTTTCTGATCAAGTCCTTTGGTGATCCCTAACCATTGATTCCTTATCAATGCAAAGTCATTTATAATTTTGTCCATGTCAACGACATCGTCTTCACCGTCCACATACTTCTCTGCATCTCTGCTTGATAGTGCTCTGTTGTAGTTTTCTAGATATTTCCTGAAGGTCTTTGATCTTAACCTTCGCAATTCTATGTTTAGGTATTCAAGTATGGCTTCTAGTTGTTGCAGTTGACTGAATCTTTCTTCCACTATGCCTGGCAGTGAGGCACTTGCCCTCTCCAGGTTGCCGTATATCTTGCACTGCTTCTTGGCCTCTAACAATTCCTTGTCAAAGTATGCCACGCAGTCTGGTATCTTGTCTAGGTTCCTGCTGACTTCGTTGTACCAATTAATCATCTTCGCCGTATCCGTCTGACTCTTCGTCTTCCTCGAACACAGTTGCAACGGCTTCTTCTAGTTTTGGATCAAGTTCTGCAGATCCTTTGAGTACATCATGCTCTACACCAATGTCCTCTAGGCTCTTGATGAAGTCTATGGCACAATCCAGTTTCTGTCTCTCTGGAACGTAGTGTGTTATGGAATTCCATAACCTTTCGATGTCCTCGTGTGTAAAGTCTATCATTACTCTTCTTTTTTACTCTTTGTTTTTGTTTTTGTTTCTAATCCGATGGGAGCATCAATTTCTTCTACCTCTTCTACAGGTGCTTCATCTTTGAACTCCGCCATTATCATATCTAATTTATCACCGGTCCATTGTTTTCTGAAATCAATGTGTTCTTTTCCTTTAGAATCAATATACTTCAATCTGTTTCCTGTCTGTACTAGCAAACCTTTTTTCTCAAACAACTCAACGAGGCCACTGTATGGATCCATTCCTGTGTCATAAGGTATCTTGACCTGCACACCTTCAAACGGTTTAGCATATCTAGTTTTCATTACCTTACAAGCGGCTCTGATACCCCTCACGTCTGAGACCTTGTTACCTGCTTCGTCTTCTTTTAATTTAAGTTTTTTCATTGCAACAACGATACTTGATGCGTATATAAATCCTTGTCCGCCTGATATCTTGTCATCAGGATCAAACATGTCCTGTGATGCGTATGTGTGGTTGGTTGCTATAAGTCCCACGTTCCAACTACCAAACATGTTCACACAGTTCCTTACAAGTGCAGTCAATGCCTTTGGTTTTCTACCTAAGTCGCCTTTCATGTCACCTGCTTCAAACTGATTAACATCTGTTGGTGTAAGCATCATGCCTAGACTGTCTATAACGAATAGTACTTTAGGTGCACCTTCCTTGTTGTCTGCGTGTTGTTCTTTGTAACCTTTCATAAACTCCGAAACAGTTTTTGCAACATCATCTACCATGGACATGCTTAATTTCAATAGTTTTTCTTCTGATGTATCAACGTTCAATGCCTGTAACCACTGTTCGTCTAATGCGTTCTCTGTGTCTATCAGGATAACGAATATGCCTTGTTCCTGTGCGTTCTTGATAATGTTTCCTGATGCTATGTAACTTTTTCCCGCACCTGATTCTCCTGCGAGTACTGTGACCTTGCCTAGTGGAATGCCTTTGTTGAAATCACTGGTCATCAAGTAGTTCAATGCGTAATTTCCTGTAGAGATCCAATCTGTTGGATCGCTAAATCCTATGCCTAAGCCTTGTATAGATTTTGTTATACTCTTTCTAAACTTTGTTGCGTCAAATACTTTTGTCATTTTTTTTTACCTCTCTATTATTATATCTATTTTACTATTTTTTGTCAATTGATACATGTGTGTAGTGACTATTTTACCAATAGCGATCAACCCTAGCCCTTGTGTGTTGTCAAAAGGATCTATGTGATTTGTTTTACACCAATCTAAAAATTTTTTTTCAAATATTTCTTCCTTATCTATAAAGTTTACTTTGATATCTGCACCTACGTAGTGACTGTTTTTTGCCATACTGTAATTGATTGGTAAGTTATCATCCCAAAGGTCTATAAAATTTTTGCCAAGTTCGTTGTAGTCTAAATATACTTCGTTTTTTTTCCTAGTGAACTGTACTAAATCATAATCATTTTTTTTTAATTTCACTCGCGGTGTGGTATCACGTGTTTTTGTCCATTGTAAATCTAGATGTTCACTTAATCCTTTATCCTTGTTATGTTCTAGGCGATGTACACAAAAATTTAAATCTCGTATACTTTCTTTTATGTGTGCCGGTGCTATTTTAAAAAGACGTGTTGGAGTGTCAAATTCTCCTGTCAATTTCTCAAATGCTATGTGAACCTCGTTATAAAAATTTTGATCATTCCAAGTGTCCTCTGTCGGTACATTTATGAATTGTCTTTTTAGGAAACGGTTAATATTTTTAATAGACTCAACTAATAAATCTCTTACTTCCTGGATAGTCCATAAAGGAAACAAAGAGCGTTTATTGTCTATGTCCTCGCCGTCACCAACATATATGGATTCAATAAGTTTTTTCCATGTATGCGCAACGGCGTGGTCATATAGATCTAAACGGAAAGCGGATTTGCCGTCAACGGTATAGATCATGTCAGACTATTTTGCTTGTCTTGATCTAATCAACTTCAAGATGTCTTCCGCTCTCTTGGCACTGTCGCCCGCCGGAGCCGCCGTTGCCGGAGCCGCCTCAGGTTGT